AAAATACGGGTATAAATAATACCTACGTATCAAACCCCAATTACCTTCAGGTCTTCTACGAACAAGTGTAGTATCATTATCTATTACTATTACATAATAAAATGTTTTTATATCAATACTAGCGTTATAAATTACATCTGTATCTATAGTTCTTATTGTTGCGGCGCTATGTCTACCTTCTTCATGTCTCAACCAACAAAGCTCTAGCTCGTTGTTTAAATATCTCCAACCAAGACGTATAGAATACTTTTGATGCCTAACACCAAAATCACTCATACCATATATTTTGTTTACGTCATGTTGGTTTTCTGGTATTTCACTTTCGTATATAGCTGATTCGTCTAACATAAACTTAAATTCTATTTTAGAATTTACTGGATGGTTTATAAAACTACCTGAGCTATGCTCACCAGCTGGTATTGTATAAACTCTAAAGCCAAGATCATCAACTTCTTTTGAACATGAAAGCAGTAAAAGAAGTATTAAAAGTTTTTTCATTCGTACAAATCTATGCTGTATTTCTTTTTCTTTTTCTTTTTCTTTTCTTGCTCTATACCAACGTTAAAAGGTGTCCAACCAGCACCCATAAGTATTCTTTGCCAAGTCTCGTGTTGATCGCTTAATGCATTTTGCAAGTTAGTAATATTTTGATATGGCGAATAAACAGGTGCATTAGAAATTGCCTGTATAGTCATTAGTGAAGACTCTAGCTTTGGATTACCTAGTTCAAATTTAAAAGGAACATCTTTATTAAATTTCAACCTATCACCAGCTGCATCTAGCATACCAAACTTAGATCCAATTGGTGGTGATAAATTTAACAAGTCTTCAGCAACTTCACTGTAATCAGACTTAAAAGCAGGTTTAGCGTTTTGTTTAAAAAACTCAAGAGTTGCATTTTTAAAAGATGAGATAAGAGCTCCTTGAACACCAAAACCTCTTAACATAGAATCAGTTGTTGATTGTAGTGTGTAAGTTTTAGTACTAGCTATTTTTTCTTCAGTAACATCTTCATCATTAAATAACATAGCAAACAGTGCTGATTGTAAACCAGCGAACATAGCAACTTGAGCGCCCATATAATAACTTATTCTACCTATAGCCTCTGATTGATTTCTTAAACCTTTTGTTCTGCCTTTAGCTAAATCAAGTATATCTTTCATACCTGCTCTATTCATCTGCATAGGAGTATTAGCAAATGGTAATATTATTCTACCTATTAAAGATGTTTGTTGTCTAGATAATAAATCTGCTCTAGATGACTGTTGAGTTCTTTCTGCTAAAACTTGAAAATCTAAAAACGCTTGTTTTTCAGCTGCTTTGGTTTCCATACCTTGCTTTTCATACATTTTAATTCTGTTTCTATAAAACGTAGCACCCCCAAATGATATTGCAAAGCTATCTGCAAGTTTTGTAGGTGTGTAACCTACCTTAAGAACCTTAGATATTACACCCTGTATCATGTTTGGTGAAGAAGCTGCTGCAGAAGCAATTTCAGCCTCTGTAACGTTTATAGCTAAACCGTCTCTTCTTTGTTTTAGCATATCTGAGTTCATAATAGTCATAAAGTCTTTAGAAAACTGAGGTATATTAGCCATTGCTCTTGCTGCAGATATAGGGTTGTTTTCTCTCATGTTTAAAAAGTTAAGAGTAGATATAGTTTGCAGCGCTGCTGATCTAGTGTTAAAATTCATAATAGTACCAATACCACCGTTTAAATAGTTCATCATAGCACTACTACCTCTATCTAATTTTAAAGACCTAGTTCTACCAGTTTCCATACGATCAAACATATCTTCTATGTTTTCTCTCCATCTAGTACCTAACTTAGATTCCATTTTGTTTAAGTTCACTTCAGAAAATATTTCGTTTTTAACGTCTATAAACTGTTGTAAATATTGTTTTCTACTAACACCCCTATCTATGTTTGTAACTTCACCAGCCATTGTTTCTGCCCACCAATTTTCACCTGGTTCTTTTAAACCTTTTTCTTGTTTTGTAATTTTAGCAAATTGCTCGGCATAATTTTTCAGCTTTGGATTACTCATAACATGCTCAACAAGTTTTGTTTCTGTTGCTTTTGCTAAGTCTGGAATTTTGTAACCAGCTTTGCTCCATAAGTAAACTCGCATGGCCATATCGTTTGTAAAGCTAGTACCTTCAACTTCTTTTGAGATTTGCTTAACAACGTCTTTATTTTGTTTACGAAGAAACATGTAGTCATTTTTAGCAGATTGTCTAGCTGTATTATAATCTCTTATACCTGTTTCAAATGGCATTATAAACTCTTTTTTAAACCACTTTTTGTTCTCATTACCTTTTTTACCTTTACCGTATAAAGGCTCTATTAGTAATTCTAAATCAGCAGCGCTGTCTCGCATAAATATTCTTCTTCGCTTAATATCTTTACCTCTAACTTTTGCTTCTGCTTTTGAAAATACTTTTTTAGATTCAATACCTAAAGAGTGTTGCATTATGTCATTTGCTTCTTTACCTAAATCTTTACTAGCTAAAGCTTGCTGCACTTTAGATTTTATATCTAATTGATCTAGCACGTTTTTAACAGCTTTTACATTTGGCATTGCGTCGTCTACAAAATACATATCGTTATAACCTTCACTAAATTTTTCAAGCATCCACATCGCTTTAGCCTCACCAGTACTATTGCCTAGGCCTGTAATGTTTTCAATAGGTATTTCAACACCTTCACTTTTTAGCCAGTCATGTATTGCTTTTTGACTTTCTTTAGCTCTTGCAGTTAATATGAATACATTTTTATTACCAAACTTTTTGATTTGATTTTTTAGCTTTTGCATTAACGGCCCTGGTTTACCATTTGTAACCCTATTAAAGTCTGTGAAATCCATTTTCCAACCTTCTTTTAAAAGTTGATCACCAACAAAAGGCCACTCAGCAGAAGCTATTTTTTTCTTTTCTTTTCCTTTAGTAGCAAAAACATAATTTTCACTAACACCAACTGTTTCGTCAAAATCAAATGTAGACATACCTCTAGCCTCTTTCTTTTTGTCTCTACCTAACTCAATAGCTTTGTCACGAATTTTTATTGCTTTTTCTTTTTCCCCTCTAGTCATGTCTTTAGAACTAAAACCACCACGCTTAAGTTGTTTATTAAGAAGTTTTTCTATAGACTTGTGGTTTTTAATTTGTTCGTTAAACTTTTTAGCACCTACTTCTTTTTTGTATTTCATCATAACGTCTTCAAGCAAAGTTCTTTTAAAACCACTTTCAACAGATTTAAATTGTGATAAAGTTTTAGGGTGTAGCAGTGCCATTCTAAACAGTCCAGACGTATTAGTAGTACCACCAACCTTGTCAACTATATCTAAAATTTTTTTAACAGAAGTTATACCCATAAAGTCTGCCATTTGTTTTTTACCGTTTGTTTTAAAAGTACCTGAAGCTATTAGATTAGCCGACTGTATAGATTGTGTAACCATAGCTTTTAAATGCTCTAGTTTTATTGCTTCACCGGCAATTTTTTTATTTGCAAAGTAAACATATTTAACCGGTACCATTTGTCTAAGACCAAGGCGTAAATTAGTGTTACTTCTAGCAACGTTGTACATCCATTCTATTCTATCTAGTTTTTCTTGTTTATTTTTTCCAGCATCTATAAACTCTTGTTTTGTAGATTGGATAGCAAAATATATATCTTCTTTTGTTTTATTGTCTAGTATAGAAAAGTTTTCACTAGCTATTTTTAATTGCTCAGCAATATTGTTACCAGCTTTAGCCATTTTTCTTTGCGCTGACTCTTGAGTTGATGCAGATTTAAATTTAATTTCTATGCCTTTCCAAACTTCACTAACGTTTTTACCTAAGTTTGGCAACGCTCTTTCTCTGCCTTTTGTATACGGCTGATTGATAACAGGTGTGCCATCATTTTCCATTATAAAGCCATTAAATTCATTTATAACGTTTCCATCTTTATCTACTGTTTCTTTGAATTTAGCAAGTCGACCTTCTTTCTCCATAGTAACTCTTTGATGCAGGCCAATTACTTGATCAAAAAACGTTAAATTTTTCTCAAAACCTTTAGGTAGCATTTCAGCAAACCTAACTGAAATATCTACATGCTTACTTAATCTTTTAGGATCTACAAATACGTTACCCTTGCTTTCACTGTAAAAAGCTTTTGGCTTTAAAGCTTTAATATCTTTAGCTGTAACACCTTCTGGTAAAGGCCCAGTGTAACTATCCCAATAGTTATTAAACTCAACCATAAATTTAGTCTGTATAGCTTTACCTTTTAAACCTTTTTGCTCAAGAGATGTCCATACTGATCCACCAAACCCTGTAAAAAATTCGTGCTTACTAAATCTGTCTAAAAATGTTTGGTACTTTTTATCTACTAAGTATTTACTACCTATAGCATAGTTAATAAATATATCTTGAGTTTTAGAAGCACTTAATCCAAATGTTTCGCTAAACTCTTTTATCATTTTACTAGCCAAAGCTTCAGACCTACCAGATCCAGTTTCTGCTAAAGCAGCTTCTGTAAATCTACCCTCACCGGTTTTTCTCATTGACTGAACAGCTGTCCACTGCGTTTCTAGCTTTATATACTCTTTTATAGCTGAGTCATATTTTGTTCCACCTAAAAAGTTTCCACTAGCGTCAATACCAACAGCGTCTAGTATTTCTTGAGTAGTTATATCTTTTCTTTTACTTACAACTTCTTTACCAGCAGCTGTTTTACCTTCAGCAAAACTTCCTCTTGCGCCTTCAAAATTATACAAAAACTTCCAAGAAGTATTACCAACACCTGTAGCTGTACCGCTAATTGTTTCTCCTTCAGGTAAAGCTTTTTTCCAACTATTAACTGTTTGTGATATACGAGTTCTAGCTGCTTTACGCATCTTATCATTTAATGTTTGGTTAGCTAACATCCTTTTTAAAGGTATACCATATTTTTCTGATACAATTTCTAAAACTTTAGGTAATCTTCCAGCTGGCATAGCATCAGCCTCTTTTGTTGGAGTAAACAGTTTAGGTGCACCTGTCTTTTGATCTATTATTAAATTGCCTTGTTTATCTTTTTTAGTAATTTTAACTACACCACCAACTTCGCTTTTAATATCTTTGTAAGTAAGTTTTTCTAAATCTATATTTATATCTGCTTCTACAACAGCTTTATCTATATCTTTATTGTATTTTTCTTTTTCTTTTTCAGTTTTAAAACTGTTTTTAATCATGTCCACATATTGCTCTGGACCTTTTTCTATTTCTTTTTGTGTTTTAGTTGGTATTATTATTTCTGTTTCAAGTCTTTCAAGTAAATCACTTTTAGGCGCTTCTGGCTCTATCATAGCTGTTTTACCACCTTCACTTTTTTTATCTAAAGAAAGCATATCTGTTTTACCTTTAACATACTCTTCTCTTACTCTAGCAGCTTCAAAAGGTATTGCTATTTCAGTAATATAACCATATAAGCTACCACCACCTTTTTTTGGATTAAAGTTTTTAGTAAGTCTTGGAAATAATTTTTCTTTTACTTTTTCTACAAAATCTGGCAAGAATCTTTCGGGTACACCTTGAGCTATTTTTCTACCTTTAGTATCTGTACTTTTTCTTAAAAGAGAATTAAATATTGATTGAGGACCTAATATTTTTTCAAAAACTTGAGCATAATCGTTAGTACGCATAAACTTTTCTAAACTTTCATACTTGATATTTCCAGTATTTGGATCAAAAACATGTTTATCAATAGTGTAAAGAGGTGTTTCTTGTTTTTTACCTTCAGCGTCTATTGTTTCTGATTCTTTTTTATTATCTAAAAACACTTCTTTTTGTCTGTTTATGTTTTTAGAGCTATAACCTTCGTTTAAAGCTTTTTCTGTATTCTTTTCTTTGTTTACAACAAATTCTATACCAAGAAAATCTAAATCTTCTAAATCAGCAAGTCTAGCTACTTTAGTTTGTATGTTTAAACCTCTTCTAGCGTCCATAGATAGTCTACCAATAAACTCTACAAATTGTTTTACATTTCTAATTTTAGGTTTCATACCTGTTGACTCTTCAATTACAGATAGCATTTCTTGCTTTGCTTCTTTAAAAAATGATGGAGCTACTTTTTGATAATATATTTTAGGATCAGTTAGTAGTTCAAACATGTAAGCAAAAAACTCCCTTGGTTTTATGTTATTTCCAGCTCCAATTTCTTTACTATAATTTTTACTTATAAACTCACCAAGTGGTGTTCCATCGTAAGCTTGAAAATCAAACTTTTCAAATAGTTTAGATATATTTTTTTGAAATTTAACTTCTGCCTGTGGATTACGATTAAAATAAGATTCAAGACCGGCGTGACCTAAAACCTCGTGCGTTAGTTTTTCTGGAGTAAACTTACTTTTTAAAAACAAAGCAACACCAGGATCTTTACCTTTGCCAGGTAAAAAAGCAGCGCCGTCTGCCCCTTCAGGAAATCTAGGGTCTTTAGCGTTTTCAGTAAACTCAACTCTAAAACCTTCAAACTCTTTATTAACAGATTTTAACGTTTCATTTATCGGTTGAGTATACATTTTATCAACATTAGACTCAAAGTCTTTGTTGTTAGGGTCAAGCTCTATGGCAGTTGTTTCGTATTTTGTCATAGCCTCTAAACTTCTTTTAGCTTCGTTTAAAGCTTCCCATTTAGCTTGGTCTTTAGTGCTCATCATTTCATAACCTTCAGGTCTAATACGAACAAGATTTCCTTCTGCATCTAAACGGAAAACAGTAGCCATACCTCTTTCAAATCCTTTTTGCCCTTTTTCTCCAGACTCGCTTTTCATCAAGTCGTTCATCTTATTGTCAATTTCAGTTATAGCTTCGTATTTACGTCTAGTAGACATAAAGTCAGTTCTCTTAACGTGCGTTGCGCCAGCTATACTAAAAACTAGACTTTCAACAACAAGATCTTTAAAAGTTAAATCACCATAATAAGTATCTATTGTTGCTTGAAAATCTGAATTACCTAATAAGTCCTGTATTCCAGCTTCCAAGACAGTTGCTATTTGAACAGAACCAACACCTACAGGACCACCTTTTATTACTTTTTGAAATAAAGGATCTAGCCATTTAAATCGTTTTTTAAACGGGCTAACACCTGCTGTTAATTGACCACCAGCATAAAAACCAGCACCCGCACCTGGATCAAACCCAGCTGTAAACATTTTACCTTCTTCAACCATTGTCATTATAGCGTGGTATTGAGCTTTTTTCCAACCACCAGCATTTCTCATTGTAGCTAATGTTCTAGCAAAACCCGTTGCTGTCATAGTAAAACCAGTAGCAGCTGATATAACACCAAGCTCCATAAGCATAGGTACAAAATGGCCAAAACCTTCACCAACCTCTTCTCCAAAAGTTTTATCTATAGCTTTTATTTGTTCCGCTGTAAAACCTAACTCATCAACAACACCTTCAGCTATAGCATCTTTATAAGTTTCGTTGTAAGTATTACCAAGCTTTTCAAACTCTTGAAGCATTATTGCGTCTGTAGAACCAGGTCCCATAGAAGCAATTTTATCAGCTTCTTGTGGGGCAATATCTGTAAAGTGTGTTGCTACAGCCGAAATAGTTGATCTTGCAAACTCTCCAAAACCACCACCTCTATCAAAAGTCTCAGGATCATTGTTTATATAAGTTATTTCATAAAGAGATTCAAGCTCACCTAAATTTCTATATACTGCTGATTCGTAATTTAATAGTTTATTTTTATCTTCATCACTTACATCAGTAAATCTAAAAAAATTATCAGCGCCTTCAAAATCTCTACCATCATAACCCATGTCAAACAAAGCTTTTATAGGCACATCTATACTAAGCTTGCTTCCAGGGTTTTTTCTTTGTTCTTTACTTACATAACCACCTTCAAGTAATTTTTGATATAGTTCTGGTGAGCTACCAGCACTATTTAACTTTACATTAATTGTTTCTTTATTTCCAGAAACCCAAAGTTGTTGCAAATTATAAGCTTTTGATTTGTACAATAAATCATGCGCTTGAAAATCTGTTAGCCTAGGGTTTTTAGCATGCTCATTAGCAACTTGTGTACCCACGTTGCCTTTCATGTTCTTTTTTGCTTCGTCTATTTTTCTTTGGCGATACTTTGTGGTTTCGTTATCCATATAAGAACTAGCAAGCTTTTCATCAACAATGTCAACTTTAAATAATGGACCAGTAGTTCCTGGAGTAGTACCACCAAAACCACCAAACCCGACTGGCATGTATCGCTCTGTAGTTGCTAACTTTTTTATATCATCTTGATATTTTCTTACTTTAGATTTTAATTCTTTAATCCTAGATTCATCAGGATTTTCAGAAAATATTAACTCGTTTAGCTCTCTATTTGCGTTTCTTATATTGGCAATAATATCTCTTTTAGCAAGTTCTTTTGTGCTAAAATTTAATTCTATTTTTTTGTTAATACCAGTTAAAATACCATCATCTAAAGTTACAGCTCCAACTAAATTTTCTGCAGCGTCTAACTCTAAGCTTTTTGCGGTAATATTATTTAAGGTAGTTTGAAATATAGTATTGTTTTTCATACCACCAGATATATCCATAAACTCTCTTTTATTTAGTCCTGGATATTTTTCTTGCAAAGCGCTAAAAACACGATCATGAATAGTGTTTAGTTCAACATCATAAGTCATAGGGTCTTCAGCCATATTTTTTAAAGTTTCAAACTCATCAGACATAAAAAGGCCAAGCTCATCTCTATACTCAGCGGTTACGTTAGCTGCTATTTCTTCCATTTTATCAAGATCAACAGTTTCCATTATTGGAACACTTGTTGTTTGCCCCATGTAAGTTTGATCTTCACTACCTACTTGTATTTGAGGGTATTGAGAAGGTGACAAACCTGTTTTTTCTTTTATTGCTTTTTCTCTAAAATAATTTTTTTGACCTTCTATTTGTTTTTGACGTTGCTCATCTCTTTTTGTATCAAATTCTAATTGCTCCTGCTCGCTCATTTCAATATTAAGAGGCTCGTCAGAAACAAGATTACCAATTTGATCTGGAATTACAGCTGGGTTAACAAAAGTAGCATCTTGCTCTGCAACACTATTATCCACGGTGCTTGCACCAGGATTTTCTAATAGCCACGCGTCTAACTCCTCTTGCGTTTCAAAAGTGTATGCTTTGCCATTAAGATAATAAGTTTCAGTCATACTGTGTTATTAATTCCAAGGTATATTTTGGAGGTGGTTAAAAATATCGTTATAAACATTTCCTTTAAATTTTGGAGCTCCTTTTGTGTTGTTAAACACGTCTGGAAGAATAAGTTTATCAATCAATTCATTATCATCATAAACAAACTCGTTACTTACACGTACCTCAGCGCCTTCTCCGCCTTGCATGCTTTTTCTATAATAAACTTTTTGATCTCCATCTGGTGTTTTACCACCTAACACTAATTCTATACCTAAACCTGTATTATTTTCAAGGTTGTATTTTTGTAAAGCTTTTGCACTTGCCACATCACTTTCTCCAATACTGTGCGCAGAATTAATAATAACCTCAGCCACATTAAGTTGTTTTGCTTCGTCTTTAGTGTATTTTGAAACGTCAATTTTAATATTGAAAATCTCAGGTGAATCATTCTGTAAGCTTGTGTACTCAATAGTTTTAAAACTAGGTGTTGAAGTGTTTTTTACAGGCCTTTTCATTTCTATCAAATTATCAAAAAAACTTTTAATGTCTTCTTCTGTATTTTCATCTTCTTTCATGATATTTATTACAGCCATGCTCTTAGCTTTTTCTTTAGCTCTAGGATCTTTTATTTTCTTAATTTCATTATTTATTTCATCTCTCTCTGCTTGACTCATAGCTGTTTCCATGTAATGGTCAGCAAAAGTGTGCTCAACACCTTTAGCAAAATATTTATTATCAAAAAGCATAGACATTTTAGAGTTTTCGTCTCTCATTGATTTATCTAAGTTTGACAATAATAAATCTTTTGACTCTTCATATTTAGATTCAGTACCATATTTAAATTTAGATCCAAGAAAATTATTCATATAACCAGCGCCTTTATCACCGTCTGTTTTTTGAACCATGCCTCTTAGCTCAGCAGCAACCTCTGAAAAAGGAACTTGCTCACCATTAGCACCCATCATAGTTAAGTTACCAACAGCGTCTGTTTGTATAAAAGCGTCTATAACTTTACCGTTTACTTTAATTGGTTGGTTTAATTCTCCAAGAGTATAGCTAGTTACATAATTTTGCAATAAAGCATGTTTACTATCGCTAGCATTTGAAAAACCACTAGCACTAAAATCTTTCATCAACTTATCTATTTCAGGAAGATATTTGTTTACGTCATAAGAAAAACCTTGCAAAGCTTGAACGCCTTGCTCTACAGTTAGTTCTCCATCTTTTACTTTTTGTTTTGTTTTAAAAACAATATCTGAAACACTTTTTATATCTGTTTTACCAGTATAAGCTTTATCTAAAACAGCAGCTTTCTTTTTAGCTTTATCCTGTCTTTGTAACATACCAGTCGCTAGCGAACCAATACTTTGTATAAAGCCTTTTAAAAGACCATCTTCTTGAGGCTGGTTAGCTATTTTAGCTGCTTCTATTACTGCGTTATTTGCCATATTTATAATTTTTATGCATCCGGATCCATTATAGGACTAGGATATTCACTATTTACTTTTGAGTTATTATTTTTAAAAAAACTAGAAAAATTAGGTATTTTACCTCCACCAGATAAATAACCACCACCTATTTGACCAAGAGCGCCTAGTATACTACCTGTCTGCGCTCTTCTTGCAGCTATCTGGCCTCTAGCACCAGCTAATCTTTGCGCGTCTACACCTAATAATGTTGTTAGTTGTTCTAACTCAAATTGTCTAGCTCCTTCAGCATTTGCTAATTCTATCTGTGTCATTGCTTGATTTATTCTACTGTCTTCTTCTATTCTCAACTCTCTACTTCTATTTAGCATTTGTGAAACAGTAACACCCATCTGCTCTGTTTGTTTGTCAGCTTGTATGCTTAGCGCTTGGGCTAAACCAGCCGCTCCAGATGTTCCACCTGTAGATTGCAGCGTTTGCAGTATGTTTGCCTGTGATTGTAAAAAAGCTTTTCTTTGCATTTCAAATCCAGTCATATCTATCTCCATGTCTTCAAATAAATTTTCTTGATCTACAATGCTAGGGTCAATAGGAGTGTACTCCATATCTTCATACGCCTTCATTCTTTCGTTGTAAGCGGCTTCAGCTTCTCTTTCTTTTCTTTCTTGTCTTCTTCTTTTTTTTCTACCAAAAAGACTACCAAGTAAACTGCCACCAACACCAATTAAAGCAGATTGAACCGCTGGGTTTGAAAGAAGCAGCCCACCATCTTTTAAAGGGCTTTTTTTTAATTTATTATTCATATCTATTATAGTTACATTTTTTATGTGTTATTTACTACTTTCTGTTACTTCAGAACCTAAGGCAAATAACTCTATTTTATCAGTTGAATTATTTGTTAGTTTTACCTCGGCATAATAACCAAGCAAACTATTATTATTCACTTCTTTATTTTTAGAAAACATTATAAAATCACCTTCTTGCAAGTCACCATCGCCAGGATCTACCTCTATATAGTCACGTTTAATAGTTTTTATTTTACCAAGAGGCTTAGGATCACTATTACCATAACTATCAGTTAAAGTTACGTAATATGCATCGTCTCCAATTTGTAAAGAATTGCTTTGTATGTTATTTCCTAATGTTATTTTATCCATGTTTTATGCTGTTGCTGCTCCGTGTGTTATAAATTTAGTTAAATCAAGCTTTAGTTTAGCGTTTGTTTCTGGGTACTTGTTTACAACTACAGTACCAGTTATTTTTATTTCTTGATGAGAACCGTTTACGTAAATCTTAGTTCCAACAGGTACAACAGCTGAAACAACATCGTCTGCAGCCCCTGCAAAAGTAACACTAACACCACCAGCTGTAGCGCTTGCAGTAACACCTGTCACTAAGTTATTGTTTGCATTTTCATTTATGTTAAAGCCAGTTATTCTAACTAAGCTAGCCCCAGCAACGCCATATGTACCGTTTAAGTTAAGAGTTACAGCACCATCAGACGCTGGGAAAGTTGTATCTGTTCTAACTGTTTTTGTTAATTGAGTTCCTATTGCAATAAAGTTATTAAAAACTATATTTAAGCCAAACACTTTGCTTATTAAAGTTGGACCATAAGCTCTAAAACCAAGAGTAACGCCATCGCCAAGAGATTGAGCAACAGAAAGTGTGATAGTATTACCGCTTATAGCTGTTATTACAGGTGCGCCAGATATACTACCAGCAGATGTCTGTGATAGTGTCATACCAACAATTAAATTAACAACGCTGTCTAAGACTAGTGTTGTAGAGCTAGTTATAGCTCCATTTACAATTTGAAGTTGTTGGGTGAACCAATATGAATCTGGTATTATAAATTGGTTAGAAGCTGGTCTATTAGGAAGCATAAGGCCAAAGCCATGAGTGTCACTAGCCGCGTTTGTTAAAGTCCAAGCAATAGGAACATTTGTAGACCTAACTTGCACAGTAGATCCTACACTAGAAACGGCTGTATCTGGCGGGTGAGCAGTGTATTTTGATTGAAAAGCAGAATTAATTTCGCTACCTTCATCAACCTCTAAAACAAGTGTTGTTTGTCCAACTTGAGTTATTTTTTTGTTTATAACTCCATTGTTATTTTTTAGTACTGTATTTTTTGAAGGTATTACAATTATGCTATACACATCACCACTAGCGTCTGCCGGAAAGTTTATAGGTGTTGAAAAAATACTAGAACCCATAGTTGTTTTTAAAGCATTTGCAGCAACAAAAGCATCTGTAAAAGCATTTGTTTTAAAATTATAATAGCTTTCTTTTCCAGTTCCATTTATTTTAACAACATTAGCAATAAAGCTAGCGCCCGCTTCGCCAACTACTTTTAACAACCTTGTTTGTGCAGCGGCAGACATATTGCTTTGATTTATTTGTACAGAGTTAATTGTTTTTGTATTCATATTATACGTTAAGATCAATTTTTTTAACAATTCCTAGTCCTTGAAAGCTTAAATCAGAGGTTTTTATATCTGTTATGTCTGTAGATAGTCCTTTGATATAATTAAACCATTTACCTTCTTTTTCAATAAATTCGTTTAAAGTACCTTCTTGTTTGTCTGTTTTTAAATATTCTACACTCCAGCCTTTGTCTTCAATTAAATTATATGTGTCTAACGTATTATAAGTGTTTCCACCAACTGGCACAGCTGCGTCACCTGCAATTACATTAGACTGGCTACCTTCGTAGTTTAAAGTATTAAATATTTTTACAGAAGAAGGGTTTTCGTTTAAAACAGCGGTAATAGTAGAATCAACATGGTTACCATAAAAAGTATTTCTATTAGTATCATGACCACTAGTAATATCTATTATTTCTACGTTATGCAAAAACAAGCCACCGTTTTTAACAGTAAAATACTCACCAGCTATGCTATTACCTTGTTCTGGTATAAAAGATTTTTTACTAACCCAGCCTCTAACTTTTTCACTATAACTGATTGTTGATGGAAAATCGTCTTGTATTAAAAATTCTTGGTTAAAAACTATATTATCTATGCTACCAGTAGTACCATCAGTATCTACAAAGAAAACCAAAGTATCAATTTCATGACCAACAGTCCAGTCTTCATTCATGGTATGTACTATGTTGTAAGTCCCAGTTCCACTTATGCTGTTAACTTTAAAACCTTTGTTACCATTTGAACTATAATAATAAACTCCTATAGAACCACCTGCTGCAATATCATGTTCAAACTTAAGCTTATACGTGTCATCTTCAAGTATATTAACGCTTATTCCCTGTTGTATTCTAACGTCATCAAGCGGCCCTGTTATAGGTGCGTTGTTAAATAAAACTTGACCTTCACCACTACCTAGGTCTTCAAAAGTTATAAAGTCGTCTAACGTAGGGTCAAAACCTTCAATTGTAAAGTTATCTACTGAACCTCCACTAAAAACAATTGTTTGATCTACAAGTCTAATATTTGTTACACAACCTGTAAAACCATCATTACTATTACTTAAAAATGTTACTTTTTCAGTGTATTCATTTAAATATTGATTACTTGTACCAAGTGAAACAGGACCTGAGCCATCATCAAAAAACAAATCATAAGCACCACCATCAAAATTAAAATCAACATAGTAATCACCGTCTTGATAAATTTCAGCGTCAGACTTTTTAAATACTATACCTTGATCAGCGCCAGAAGCATCTTTTCCAATAACATAAAAATGTAAATATCCTGAAGCGTAGTTACTAAGTGTAAAGCTAAATTTATAACCACCAGTATTTTGTACTGGTATTGTGTTTAGCTGCTGAAAAATAAATCTTTGAGAACCACTGCTTGCATCAAACTCTATACCATTAGAACTACCATATATAGTTGCAACATCAAAAGAATGTTGTGGCGGGTTTGGATCAGGGTTAAAAGACCAATCGTCTATAGTACCTCCAGTGTAAGTTGCGTTTATTTGTTGTGCGTGAATACCTTCAATTTCTATACTAACATCTTTAGGTATTAAAATTCTAAGCCTATTGTTTGTGTCTTGAGAAGAATCTATTTGAAATACAGCCCTTAAAACATCTTCACTTGTACCATAAATATCTGTGCTTACTTCTTCAAACTCAACTCCATCAGCGCTTTGTGTAGAATCAATAGTTATTTTATCATTTGGCACTGAAGGAGTACCGTTGTAACGTATATCAATAAAATACCAATCATCTGTATTAAGGTTGACGTTTGCAACTTGATTCATAATAGTGTCGTCAGTTCTACTGTTTAAGAAAACAAAAACATCATCTGTATTTTCTACCGGCGCTATACCACCACTTTGATTTATACCTCCAGAAGAGTTTGCGCCTCCTCCAAAAGTAGATGTATTTGGAAACATACCAACACCACTAGAACCGTCGTCATAAACAACAGTACCGTTACTTACATTACCACTTGATGGAAATTGATATGTTGCAGTGTTACCTGTTAGCGTTGTTCCGTCTGGTTTGAATTGAGTAAGCGTTGTTGTGGTTAAAGCCGCAAAGTTAGGACCGTAACCAGAAGTTACGTCTGTAGCTCTTGAAAGAAAAGGAGGCTTAAATAAGTTACCAGGTCCCAATAACGAATGGTTTGACACATCGTGATTTACTATTGCAAAAGCTGATATTGCGGTGGCTGGCATTGCGTTGTTATCAGATGTGCTAGACGTTGTGAATACTTCTGGTTGTTGAAGAGCAAATCTTTTAACTACTTGAATAAAAGTAATTATACCGTGTGGGTTAACGTTGTTATCATCTAATACTTTAATACCAACTTGTAAATTATCTATTAATATTTTATCATCAGTAGTACCATCACTAAACTTAAAATAAACTTCATGGGTATGCAAAGCATCAGTTGTATCATTAATATTATCAAACTCAACGCTAGGATTAATAGCGTATCGATGAGTTGATGTTAAATCTGTGTCCCAACCACTAATACCTTCGTTTTCATAAGTACCTGTAGCAGGTGTGTGGGAATAAGTTCTAAATTCAGTAGTATCAGGATCACTAGCATCGTATGTAGAAGTTGCTTCGTTAAATATTTTAGACTGATCAATTGCAGTTCTATCAAAAGAGTTCCATTCATTATACAATGTAATTTGTATTCTTCTTGGGTTAATGCCATTTTGCATACCACCTTCTTCTACTGGATTTTTAAATCCAACTTTTACTTGTACCTCTTCACCGTTAAACACCGCGGTGTCTGTTGCAGAAGCAAACGGCGTAGCTCCATTTTCATCTTGAAAGCTTAACACGTTACTCTGTACTGTAGTGTTATTAGGGCCCTGTGTCCCGTTGTTGTCATAAGGCTTGTGTTCCCCTGGAAAAAGTAATTCTTCACTAGTTTTACTTAAAACTACACCTTCTGTGTTAGTTTCACCATCTCCAATGTCTCCATCACCAGGCTCTGTTGTTTGAGTTGCTGGCCACTCATCGTCAAAAAACCCGAAACTATCGTCATGAGTTCCATTGTACCACCATATATCACCGTCTTCATTTACACTATTACCAGTTTGTGAATTACTAAAAGGTGGACCTTCTGGAAATGGTATTGCTGTGCTAGACCCAAACCTAGCATCGTAAGTAACTTTTAATTGGTATTGTCTTTCCACATTTGTGTTTCCAGATTTATCACTAAAAGGATCTCTAGGAAAACCACCTGAAGAGCTCCAAGTTCCTACTGGATCGCTTGAATTAGAAAAAGCGCCCCAATTAGATGAAGTTTCAAATCCTTGATTGTATACAACTCCATTTGTAAAGTTATTTAAAATAAAACTTCTTGCTGTTGTAACAGTTGTAGTAGTAGTAAAAGTTTCTGGAATTAAACTTCCAGCAGGTATTTCGTTATAATTTGTTATTGTAGTTCCTACGTCTATATTTCCATTTATAAACCAATTTGACAAAGTTAAAGTTGCAGGTTGATATTGTGTAAATGCATTTATATTATAATTTTCTATTGTGTTAGAAAAAGAACTGCTTGTAGAACCTGTGCCAAGGCTAATAAAGCTGTTAGCTATAATATTACTACCTTGTCTAGCGTATTTTAATGTTAAGTTGTAATTTCTACTATGAGTGTCGTAGCTACCTATGGCTTCACCTGCTATTTTTAAATTATCTCTAAAATAATCATCCATACCAGCGTCTGAAATAGGTGTTATACCGTCCATTGATAATCTAAGAACTGCACCTCTTTGTTTGTCAGCAAAATACGCTCTATAACTTTCTTTTGCAAAAGATTCTGGATTTTTAGATATACCATAATCACCAACAAAAGGCGTTGCATCACCTAAAACAGCGTTTGTAGATACTAACTGTGAGTTGCCGTCAGCGTTAAATAAAGCATCTTTATTAGAAGTTATACTTATAGTTCTGTCTTCACAAAAAGCAACTAAACTTATTCTTCTTTGAAATAATTTTTGTATACTACCATATGTTGGGTTTAAATCTTTAGTAATTTTTTCAGCCATTATAAACTGATTCAAATTGTTTACACCTGAAGTAGAATTATAAATACCAGAGTATATTAAACCATTTTTTCTATTTTCTTCTTTGTATTCTTGATCTAAAACTAACGAAGCTTTAACACCTTTAGAAATACTAGGCGCATTAAAATCATCTCTTACTCTATTTGACTCTATACCATTACCAAAAGAATAACAATTAGAGTAACTTAAACCTTGTTCCATAGCAGCATCTAAAGTTGGGTCTAAATTAAATATAGCTACAAAATCTGTGGTTTGCGGTTGTGGAATACCAGTTAGTCGAGTTGTAGTGTAACTACCGTTTGGTCTAAAAAATCTTATTTGTGCACTGGTATAGTCTATGTCTTCTAAAGCTGCATTTTTAACATTAAAGCCAAAATCACTACCATCACCGCCACCCGTTACTGTTACCTCAGCGTTATCCCAAGATTCTATAAATACATCTGAATTAATTTGAACTTTACCATTTCTAGCTTCGTCAAGTAGTATTTCTACTTTTGAACCTATAGGTGCAAAAAGCTCGTTTGTTTCGTTTGTTAAGTATAATGGTATTGCTTGGCTAGCCTCATAATAAAGATCTAAATTTTCACCTGGCTTAGCTTCTGTCTCCCATATTGCAGCGCCTTTAATTAAATCTTTTAGTAAAACGTTAGGGCTACTTGAAGTAAAAACAATATCTAATGAGTTGTTAGAATCAAAGCCATCAGCATCTGTTAAAAGAGTATTTACATCAGCAACATCTAAAGGGTTTGTATCTACTTCAAATATATAAACAACTCTTCTATTATTAGCTTTTCCAAAATCAGTAATTTTATTTTGAAGTGAATCCGTGTTTCCCGTTTTTTCAAACAAATCATCGTCTGAAGTATTTGTAAGCCACTTACTAGCAGCCTCGTCAACACTATTATCGCATAATTCAAAATCACCGTTATCAATAGTTGGATTTGTTGAATTTACACCTTTCCACTTGTATTGTGCTATCCAAGGTGTGTGGTTATATATTCTTTTTACTTTTTTATCACCTATTATTTTAAATCTTGTTTTGTTTGTATCAGATGAAAAATGAAACTCTGCGCCTTTTACAATATTATCAATAAATTCTTGTATTTTTTTATTTTCATCAGTTGTGCCACCATACGCAGGGTTCCACTGGTTTTCGTGTTTAACTCTATATATGTTTGCTGGTCCTAAATCGTAGCCATAGCCAACGCCAGGGCCAGGTGTTCCTAGTAAAGGAGTTAACAACCCGTCAGTACTATAATTACCTTCCATCTCAAGAATATCTACACCGTTAGTAAAAATACCGCCGCCCCATATTGCTTGCATATGGTTACCAACACTATTAACGCCTTTTAGCTCTGCTGCGCTATTTAATAACGTCCAAACACCATCGTGTAAATCTACACCTGGCGCTAAAAAAGATAAATGTATAAAATACCTGCCTTCCGTGTTTGGTTGATCACCATGGCTTGGCGCTTGTATACTAACATCAAAAGGCTGGTAAGTATCGTCGGCTTTTCCAGCTAAAGGAAACAAAAAGTTTGACTCGCCTCTCCACCTTCTGTAACCGTCAATAGACCCTAAATTATCAATTGTATTTCCTGTGTGTTGACCTTCAGTTGTTAAAAACCCTTCTAAACCATTCATTGCGTGAGTAACATCTAAAACTCTATTGCCACCATAAAAACTTGAAGGTCTTGGATTATATGATAATAGGTCAAGTGGTGGAAAATGGTTGCCTGGTAAAGGACTAGCAATATTTGAATCAGTCCAGCCATAAGTACCAGACGAATCAATAATTTCCCACCTAGGTGTTGGACTAGCAAGGCCCTCATACATACCAATCCAGGTTTTTCCAGAAAGCTTTGCGCTAAATGTATCGCTAGGCTGCCCAGCAACCATATACATATTATCAATAAAAAACCCTCTTTCGCTTGTGCTCATAGCAGCAGCTAAAGTACCCCACAACTCTTCCGTATTTGTTGGACTTAATGCATTTACTTCCAAAGTTGTTTCATCTGGAGGAGCGCTGTCAGTACCAACATTTATAATACCGTTAGCATCCAAACTGTCTGTAGCAATAACGTCATACAACCAGTTTGATTGAATTTGGTTGGTAATTTTTCTTGGAGAATTAACACCCAAGTCTTGTTCTGGCATTGTTGGTGGCTTATAAACTATTTGAACAAAAAACTTACCAGAAAACTCATCAGTATCTTTTTCATCTTTTCTATCAATAAAAAACTGTAAATCAGCTTTTAAAACAGTTGTTTGGTCATTTTCTACACCGCCAATATCAGCTAATTGTGCATCGTGTATTTTAATAGGTTTTTGTAGTTTAAGCCTATAAGTAGTACTTAAAACATTAATACCAACCACTTTATATCTTTCTGACTCAGTACCATCGCTTGCCCAATAAATATATAAATCTTTAACATGTAGATTATCATTATCATTGTCTGGAGATAAAGATGCACCACCTAAAGTGTTTAACCACTCATTTTTTTCAACGTAAACCATATCTACTGTTTGGTCAATCCTAAACTCAGTGCTTGGAAACAAACTAGAACTTAAATAACCACCTCCACCACCATCACTTTGTTGTGTTGCTTTACCAAGCGATGTGTATTCAAACTTTATAGCATCAGGAGCTTCGTTTTGTATATCTAATATTTTAAATTTATTTTCTAAAAGTATTTGACTATGATCACCAGTAAGTTGTTTTTTAATAATTAAATAATCATCTTCTGAAACTTTATTTCTATCTGCAGATGGAAAGGCAAGCCAAACGCGGTCTTCTTCAAAATCAAAAACATTCATATGCGATTGTGGATATGCTTTTTCCATAAGTAGATTATAATAATCTCCAGATGTTTCTTTTACATAAACTTTATAATAGTCAGCCCAAGTAGGTATAAAAGTAGCAAGGCTTGTTTTTAAAAATAAACTTTGACTAGCTAAATACCCTAAGTTAACATCGTACCAAGGTATGTTAACACCACCTTCTTCAGAAGTAAATACAGGTGTTTCTCTACCGTACTTATCACCCCAAACAAAACCTACTTGATAATTTCTTTGTGTTTTTAAAGATGGCAAACCACCATCATCAAAAGTTAAGTTGTTTTGTCTTAAGTCAAAGCTAGCATTAATTTTATTATCTACTTTAACATTACCAAACCCAAATAAATCATACCCTTGTGTATAATTTGCATAAACAATTCTATTACCAGTTATTTCTTGTGCTAAAGCTTTTTTAGGAACATTATCCCAAGGTCTTAAAAATTGATTTGAAGGTACTGCTGCAAAAACAGTTTCTGACTCTAGCGTGTAAGTATTGTTAGACCATTCAATATCATCATAATCAATTGTTTTTATAGAAAAAACTACAGTAGACCCATCTTCCTTGTAAAGTATTTCAACTTGCTTAACGTCTTTTGGTGTGTTAGAAGAAATAAAGTTAGATATTTCAATAGATTTTATTTGATTTACCATTGCTAAATTATGAGAGTCTTTAGTAGAATAAGCGTCTTCTCTACCATACTTGTCAGCAACATATACAGGATTAAATACTACTTGAGTAAAAGGACCAAAAGAGGAATACTCCCCGTCTTCATACTTATATCTAAAAGAAAATCTAGGAAAAATTTGTTCGAACAACTTTGGTGTGTTCGGATCGGTAGGTTTGTTTATTGTTATTGTAGGTGGGTGTTTAGGGCTTTTTTTAACAACAGTAATATGCTTTTCTTTAATATTATCAACTAGAACAACCCCATTAACAACTAGCTTAGTGTGAGGTGTACTGTCTAAATCATTAAAGCTTTGATCTGTACCTTGTATACAATTATTTATATTTATTTTTTTAGGTTCACTGTAATTATCTGTCCAAAACAATAAGTCATCAATAATATTTATACCTGTAATAATATTTTGAGTAAATTTTAAAGTGTCATTATTTTTATCTACTAAAACAAATTTAGTTAAGTTTTCTTCTAAATTGTATTGTAATATACAGTGTGTAAATTCGTTAGTAACAAACCAATATATGTTATTAGTTTTTTCATCTGCAATAGTTGCTATACACACATAGCCGGCTGGCACATAATTTTCTACTCTTTTGTTTCCTAATATATTCTGAACAACACCAACGCTAGCATCGTCTGACGACGTTACCTTAATATTCATTGCATCTATGTACTGTCCATTAGGAACAATTCTTTCATCAAGGTCTTGGTTCATTTTACCTTGAGTGAAAGTGTTTTTAATTTCTGGCATATATTAGTGTTTTATCCACTTAGACTTACCTCTAAGTATCTGTGTTATTTCTTCTAGCTTAATGTTTGATAACCTTAATTTAGCTTGCCTAGTTGCTGCAAACTTTTCTTGTTTATATCTTCTAACAACATACTCAGGTACGTTTGCTTTAGTAGATAAAATAGCATACATTATATGTTTATAAATTGCTTCTTGAGCAAACTTATGTACTTGCATCTCACTGTCTGTACCTAAACTATCGCTTATATATTTTAAGATTACAGTTTTTCCTGAAATGTTAGAGCTAAAGTTTATTAAACCTTTTAAATTATCTATATAAAAAGAACCATTTACTTGGCTATGCTGAGGATCTAACCCGTATCTTTTACCAATTATTAAATCATAATTGTCTGTGTCATATTCATGATTATTGTTTTCTGATGTGTTAGTTGATTTAAAGTTAGTCCAAGTAGTAGACTCACCGTCTTCTTGTAAAGTATTGTAAACACCATCAAAAGTTAAATCAACATCGTCTAAAGTTAAAGTTACATTAGTAGCGTTAACCATGTTACTAAGATCACCCGGTACAAACATTGTTATTAAAACAAAAATTTGGTCGTAGTTACTTACATTTACACTTTCTAAGTTTTTAGTTGCACTGTCTGATGTTGTACCACCAACCCACTCTAAATAAGCTAAATTATCAGCAGTAGCAGTATATGGTATAAAATTAGGACCTTTCAGTGCTGCACCAGAAGTTTGACCACTAAGACTACCTTGATTTGGATTTGTTTTACCATCACCTGGTGTTGAACTAATACCTAATCTTATTGTAGCGCCTGCAGCACCCGCTATATCTGCTGGCGCAACACCTAAACCTGATAAATTTACTTCGTTAATACCAGTAACGTCTACTGCTTGCCAGCAACTATAATGTCTACCAAAGTTTGGAGTAGTAGAAGTATCACCTTCTTTATGTATTGTTGCTGTTAGTTTGCCATTTACAGCGTTAAACACATCTTGTGTTGTTACAAGGTTTGGTTGAATTGTTGGACCGTTACCAACCACATTCTTTCTTGAAAGAGTTGCGGTCCAGTCGTTTACTTTTGATAAAGCTGTTGAGAAATCATTGTTTTTAAAATCAGAAATAGTGTTGTTAGAACTTGAAAAGTCATAGTTACCATCTACATCTTGTTTTATTTTAAAAGGGTTTGAAGTTTTACTTGTGGGGTATAACGTGTGCTGTATGCCAGAACTGTCTGACCAAGAAATATTTGTGTAGTTTATATAATCATGAGGTAATACCATCTGAAGTGATGGTGGTAAAACTATTTCTTGAGATTTAACAGATTTAAAAGTATCAAACGACAACTCTTGCATAGCTCTTTGAGCGTGGAAAGCAACATCTGTTCTATTTGCTTTATTAATAATTTTTTGCTCTCCAACATAAACAACTAAAAATGTATTTACAATATCATCTAAAGAAGTAAATTGATAATCTCCGTAGTTGTTTCCTTCGTAATAATCTTTTTGAATTCTATTTGAATAATCTGGCATTTGTTATTGTTTTTGTTGTTGAGTTTGGCTATTTGTTTGGTTAGATGCTATTTGATATAAATTAGTATCTTTTAAAGTTATACCTGCTAAAGCTAAAATCCTTGTAACAAGCTCAGTCTGCTCAGATTCATGTAACTCAAAGTGGTTGTGATCACTTGCGTTAGCATTATATAAAGCTTTTTTATTAACAACAACGTATGTCCAGTTAGGATTTTTTGGTTTTGAAATGTAATTACAAGTTACATTTACGTTTTTTGTAGTATCACCAATAACAGATATTTTAAATTTACTTCTAATATATATTAGTTTTGTATCGGTAGGTTTAACAAGAGGAACTCCTTGCATTTGAAGCCATGTTTTTGTATCTACATACTCGGCTGTATAATATCTATTTTTACTAGGATTTAACCATTGTACATGCTGTAATTTATAAACATCATTTGGCAAAGAGCTACCAGCGCCAACAGTAGTATTTGTTTTTTCAAATAAACTTATTTTTTCTTCTAATAAATTTACCATATCAGCATAAGCAGTGTTATTGCCTGGCACTCTTAAAAATTGATTTAAATCATAAAAGTATTGTTCAAAAATACTCATTTGTGCTTGGTTGGCAAATAAATTAAATTCTTGAGGAGTTATATATCCTCTTTGCTCTTTATTAGCAAGAGCTAGTACTGTTTCGTATACCGTGTTTATATTTACCATATTTTTTTATTGTAGTTTGCGATCGCCCCGAAGAGCGACCGCTCCTACAGTTTGATTATTTTAATCGTTTTTCAATTTGTTGGTATATTTCCATACCTTCGTCTGTTTTAAACCAGTGCGCTAAAGCAGTGTATGGGTGCTCGTCAAATGGAACTGTCATTATAACTCTATCATTTGATCCCCATAAAAAGTTTCTTTGATCTTTAGATAATTTAATAATTTTAAACTCAACAGCTTTAATACCAAAATTTCTTAGCTGAACATTGTCGTCATTAACTAACTCTAACAACAAAGAAGGGTTTTGTTGAGCAAATATAAGTAAATCTCTTTTAAGCTCACTAGAACTCATCTTAGATACTTTAGAACCTAGCTCTACTCTCATAACAGCTTCTGCCATTTCAATACTCATGTCTCTAGCTGCTAGTATTGCATCTGCTTGTAATTCTAAAGTTTCTACTTCTTGAACTGCAGATTGTTCTGCTTTAAATTCGTAAAAAATATTATCTCTATGAGGGTGGTATAATGATAAAAACTTTTGTAAAGTTGTTTTTGATCTTTCAACAAACAAAGTTCCATTTCTAAAAATAACATGCTCTAATCTTTGATCACCTTTCATTTCATCAACAAATGGTGTTTTTTGATTTTGACAATATTTTAATTCTCTTTCATAACCTTTTTCTTCGTCAAAATAATAAATATTAGAACTTCTTAACATATAAGACAAAGGTTTTTTACTACCTTTTAAATAATAAATTCTATCTTTTATTTCCCACTTTGGTTTTGCAGGTTCAACTTTTTTAGGTTTTGTTGTTTTAACAATTGGTGTTTCAACAACAGGTACCTCTACCTCTTGTGTTTTTTGTTTTTTTGCCATAATATAATATATAATAAAATTAATAAAATAAAGGGTCGAGGCCGAAGCCTCGATCCCTTAAATAAACAGTGCTTATTTCATTAACATGAAATTGTTAGCACCTTGTGTAATTAAACATCTTTCTGATAGCATGTGTAGTTGCATTGCATCTAAAGCAGATGTAGCAGCGCCAACAGAACCAGTAACCCAAGTTTTTAACTTTCTGTCATCAGTTTGTGAAGCTCTATATCTTACATGTAAGAAAGGTCTAGTAAGGTTTTTACCTAAACTTTGGTCATAAACTGAAGAAGTACCAGCTGGAATAATAATACCTCTAATCGCAGAAGCTCCTGCAACAGCATTAATACCACCTCTAGTAGCTTTATCGTTTAAGTATCTAAAGTCAGACTTGTAAAAGTCGTAAGAACCTCTTCTAAAACCAGAAAAACCTAAGTTTAACGCCATGTCTTCAGAGTTGTTAAATACACCGTAAGATGTACCACCAGCACCGTAAGAATTCATTGAAGCTAACATATCGTCCATAGCTAAGCTAGTAGATCTGTTTACAAACATCATGTTTTCTTCAATAGCACCTTGGTTATCAAATTCAGCTAAGATAGCATCAAATTCAGCTAAATCAGTAGAAGCATTAACACCAGTAACACCAGTAGTAACATTACCTCTATCTTCAACAGCATCAAATAAACCTTGAGTACCAGCAGCATCACCATTAGTACCACCTATAAATAAGTCAGCGTCGTTAGTACCTTCAGCTCTAACACCTTCTAACATTGACATTTCTAAGTAATCAGTAAATCTTAATCTTGTTTCAGATTCAGCTTTTAAGTACCATAAGTAACCTCCTTGACCACCTTCAGTTGTAACTTCTACCCAACCAATCTTAGAAGTATCAGATCCTGAAACTTCGTAGTAATCTTTTAAGATAATTGGTTTGTTAGAGTAAGTTTTAAACTTAGGTTCGTTAGCACCTCTTGAATCAGTAGCTGTACCATAAGCACCAGCATCAGTATAACCAGCAGCAGTTAAGTAAGATCTACCTTTTTCAAATTCAGAACCGTAAACAAATACTCTACAGTTATCAGTACCATTAGCAATAACTGAATCATCAGCCGTGTAAGATACAACTTCAATGTTTGTTGTACTAACCTCAGTTACGATACCTTTAAAAGTTTGACCAGTTCCACCAGCTACAATAACAGTATCGTTTACACGTATACCATGATTACTACCTGGATCATTACCGTCAATATCTTTTAAAATTTCTATTTCACATCCTAAAGTACCTCCAATACCTTGATCGTGATCAATCATCGATGCTGTATATGAAAGGTGTAAACGACCTTGCTCAGACCAAATAACTTGGTCAGCAGACATCGCTTCTTCTGCACCAACTTGTGCTAGGAAACCAGAAATTGTTCTAGGTCCGAAAACCTCAGCTTCTTTTTCCATCAAGTCCGGCAGGTATTGTTGAGCCCAACCCATATCTGTGTTGAAATCTAAATAATTTGTATTAAGTGCTTGCTTTTGTGGAGCTGGCACTTTGTTTAAATTATCTCCTCCTTGAATTGCCATATTTTTGTTTTTTTAAATTAGTTTTTATTTGTTTTTAATTTTAAACTTAAAATCATTAGAATTACTACCTAACACTTTTACTTTCATACCACCAGCTTCAACAACGCCATGTTGTTGTCTAGGGTTCATGTCTACGTTTTTGGCTTTAGCAACACTTGTTTTTAAAGCGTCTGCCTTGCCTTGCTCGTAAAAATGTTTTGCAATAGCATCAGGGTTGTTAGCAGTGAACAAAGATTTATGATAACCTTTTGCATCTGACATTTCGTTATTTTCATTCAAGAACTTCTTGACAAAATTATTAACATCACTTTGGTTTTCTTTTACTTTGTTAGCATCTTTAACATTAAACCTATACTTTTTATCACCAACGTTATAATCAAAACCTTTGAAGTCTTTATTAAAAACATTGTTAGTTTTCATTTTAAAAGTATTTGTTTGTTTTTCAAGAACCGCTTCGTTTTCTTTTGATTCTTTGTTATATCTATTAAAAAAATTTACAGCTTTTTGTTGTTCTTGAGTCAACTTTGACCCAGCTTTAATTTCTTCATAGTATTTGGACTTTTGCCTGTCCAGATGGGCTTTAGCGTCGGCAACTTGCTCTTTTAACGCTATTTTTTTCTTTTTAACATCTCTTTCTTCATCAACTTCTTCGTCATACGAAAACCTGTCGTCAATTAAAAACTCTACTTCTTCAGGCGTTAAATGAGATTTTGTTTTTTTATAATACTCTCTAAGGACTGTCATGTCATCATAACTGGAAAAGTCTTGGTTAAGCGTTACATAATCTTCTAATGTACCGCCAGTATCTTCCATAAAATCCATTAGCTTTTGTATATTTTCAGGTATTGCTTTGCCAGTCTCTTGAGCTTCAGCTACAGCTTCTTCAACTTGTTCAGTTAATTCTTCTGCTTGCTCTTTAACTTCTTCTTCAGTAATTTCTTCTAGTACTGGAGTTTCTTGTGTTTCAGCTTCCTGTTGTACTTCTTCTTGTTTTTCTGCGGCATCGGCATTTTCATCGACTCTAGCCACTCCCTCGTCGACAGGGTTATCTTCTTTAGTTTCATCTTTGGTTTCATTTTCTATTGGTTTATCTAGGTTTACTTTTGTAACGTTATCTTCAGGTGTAGCTTTTTTAGATAAGTCTACTTTTGTAACTTCTTCAGTTACCTTTTTCTTTTTTGCCATAATATAATATAATAATAGTTAATAATTGTTATCTAGGATCAAATGCACCTAAATCAAATCCGCCTCCTATATTATCATTACTTGCGGACTCAAAGTTTTTAGGTGCTTTTGCACTATTTCTTTGATCAATCAGCTCACTTTGTTGAGTTGCTTGAATTCTTGTTCTTTCGTCTTTACGATCTTCTTTTTCTTTTTCTTTTTTATTTACAGTTTCATTATCCATCTGTCTAAGCTGCATGTTGTATTGAAACTCTTGCTCCATTAACTCTTTTTTAAGTGCGCCTTCAGCTTGCATTTTTTGAAGCTCTAGTTGCATTTCTATTTGAGCTAAAGAAGTTTTTTGCTCTGTAAGTGCCATGTTTTTTTGCACCTCTGCTTGCGCTGCAACTTGTTGTGCTTGTGCATTTGCCTCTGCTTGTGCTTGTATATTTCTTTCGCTTAGCTCTTGATCTCTTTCAATTTTTTTCGATCTTCTTAGTTTAAGCAGTTGATTTGCTAGTTTTAAGCTTTTTATTTCTCTAATATCAATAGCATCTTCAAGGTCAATAGTTTGTTGTGCTAAAGCAACTTGTATATTATTTTCTAATAATGCTTTTTCTTCTTCATCTGGAGCAAGCTCTATAAATATACCAAAATCATATAAGTGTAAATTTTGCATTTCATTAAGCGTAGCAACATTATGAGCTCCAATTTGCTGAATAAAAGCGTCGGCGGTTGGTGAGTATTCTATAATATCAGACACTCTAAGTGATAAACACTCCGCTACCTGAGAAGTTAAAAACAAGCCAGACTGTAGTATGTGTCTTGTTGCTGTGTTACTGTTTGCTGCGGCTAACTTTTGCACACCAACCAAAGCGTTTTTATCTGGTGTACTACCATCTCTAGCTTCATTAAGTCCGGTAGTATCTCTTATCATTTGTAAGTAATAGTTATAGTTACCTATAAGTGACTGTAGCTTCTGACCACCAGAACCTGATTGTATTTCTTGAATAGGCACTTTACCAGGATTCATTTCACCTTCAGAAGTAAATGATCTACCTATAACAGAACCTGTTTGGAAAAACATGTTTAAAGCTTCTTGTGGACTGTAATTTGTACCATTGCCTAAATCTATTTCAGCTAAACCATCAGCATCTAAATAAACACCGTCTGGCACCATACGTGACAACACTTGTTGTAACTTTAAATGTGTAAGCTGTATCATATCAGCAAAACCAGTAACACGTCTTACTAAACTTTCAATTTTACCTTTATACATACGCGGAGCAACAATAGCGTAATTCATTTTAACCTTAGTAAAATCACTTTTAGGTCTCATCATGTTTTTAGACATTTCCCACTTAAGCAACTTATTTGTACCAAGTATTAAAGCACCTTCGTATAAAGTTTCTATACTTCTTTGTAGTCTAGAATAATCAGTTGATTCTGTTGGTGGGTTAAATGTATCATCTTTTTCTATTGCTTTTTCAGCACCACTACCTGTTTCTTTTACTTTGTAAACTTCATTCATATATGTTTTATAATTAAAATATAAAACTTGAACTTTATTATTGTCAACCTCGTTAAGATAATTTGAAGAGTTAGCACGGTTTGTTTGGTGATAGCTTTTGTTATTTACAATATCTTCTAAGTCTTCAGGTGTTAGGTGTGGAAATTGTTTTGCTAATTCATTTACTGGTATATTTTTAACCTCACCTACATAATATATGTCATCAAAATACGGGGACTCTGTATACGAATAAACTAAATCAGCTGGGTCAACATAATTAATAGTAACACCTTCTGAAGTGTTAAAGTTTGTTTTTACAGCGCCTATACCTAAAACAGTTAAGTCGTAGTAAAATTGTTTTTTAATTAACTCATAGTTGTTACCATCAAACAAAACGTTTAAAGCCTGCTCTTCAGCTATTTCAATAGACTGTTTATATGTAAGCTGCATGTGTAAAGCAAGTTCTTCTTCGTTAACTGGTAAAGTTTCTTGATCTGAGTTAGAAATGTCAATACCTATTTCTTCTTTAACAAAATCATTATAAGATTTCATGTTTATATCTTCTAACAAAGCTTCCATATACTCTGTTCTTTGACTAACGCCGTAAGGGTCTTGAGAGTATGCTTTTATATCATACATACGCTCGGCTAATCCATTAACAACTATATCTACAAACTTAGGTATAATAGGTACAGGCGTCCAGTCTAAATTAAGATAAGACAAGTCACCATTTATAGATAACTCATCTTTATATTTTTGTACAGATTGTTCTCCTCTTGCGTATAATCTTAAATTATGAAAATTGTTTTGATTAGCTGAATATCTAGTGTGACTACTACTGTTGTAAAACCACTCTGTTTCTATTGCTTTTGCAACTTTTAAGCCATAGTCGTAACTCAACTTTTCAGCATCGCTTACAACTTGACTAGGAAAATAATTTTTTATAACAGACTCTGCCATATTTATTTTTTAATTAATTTAGATGTACTGCCTTTGTTTGTGTATTTAGCAATACTTAAGTTTAACTTTGGTTTTTGTATAGGAGCATTTGGTCTATACAAATGTCTATTGTTAGCCATTATAGCTAAGCCAGAACTAATAGATGCATCGTGCTTTGTTCTTTTGTTTATATCAAATTTAGCCCAGTCGTTTAGTAATTCATTAAAATAACAGTTACCAAATTGACCCTCGCGATTTATCCCTACGTGGTCTTGTATATACATTTCAATTGCAGCTGCGTGAGCCTGCTTTATATCTTCACTTGAGTTTGGTATACCACCAACTTCTTTTTCTGCTACAGATAATTTGTTCCATATTTTATCAGGCCTGTTCATGCTAAAGCCTCTATAACCACGTCTTCGTAAATAGTACAATAGGCGAGGTTTATTGTTTTCTGCAAGTAAAGGCATCCCGTAAAATACTAATGCCATTAGAACGTCCTCAAAGAATATCTCTGCGGTTTGTGGTCTAGCTAGATACTCTAAGAAAAATGTATTAGCTGGTGCGTCTTCCATGCTAAACTTTGTAAGCCCGTGCAATGCACCTTTAGAACCTACACCATCTACAGTTCCTGATATATCATAACTATCACAGCCAAAAGCACCCATATGCTCGTTACCAGGCCATTTAACACCATTTTTAATTACAACTTTATTTTGTAGTTGCTGAGGTGGTGTCCAGCTTATTTTAAACCTACCTTTAGGATCTGGATAAAATATTACTGTTGAATCCTTAACACCGTTAACCCATTGAAAATTACCTTTAGTAATACCTAGTGTTCTAGACATTTCTTCGTTGTAATCTATTTGTTCATATAGTTTGACTAAGTTAAATATACTGTTTTTAGTCTCGTCTCTAAACGCATGCTCAGTAGTTCTTGGAAACTGTCTGTAAAATTCGTTTAACGCGTCTTGATCTCCTTTTAAACCGTCAGCTTCGTTTTGCCAACTGTCTATTACTCCTATGTCTATTAACTCTCCATGGGGGTCAAAGACATCATAGTCTGGAGTATTAAAGACTGGGCTTCCGTGCTCATCAATAAATCCTTCGTAGTTCCACTCCATTGGGATAAAAAGAGAATATAACCCAGACGCTGTCTGTCCATTTCTGTTTCGCTTAGTAACGTCTGATGCGTTGTATAATTTTTTAAAGTTTTCCCCACCTTTGTCTAAAGAGTTTGATGTTGAGCCCATCATACATTTACCTATAATTCTACTACCTAATCGTAAACATGTTTTTGTAACTCTCCAGTTATTTAATATATTATCGGGTCTTTCCCACTTACCACTTTCATCATGCACTAAAAGCTTTAATTTTTCACCGTCATAGCTATTGTCACCTGTATTTTTCCAGTCTATAGTTGTATCTAATCCTTCTAAATCCTCTAGCTTTTCGTTTGTTGTAATCTTCTTTCTAGTGAACTTAGAAGCTGGAACTCTATATGCAAGCTCGGATTTTGGCCTATCCATACCGTCTTGAATAGGACTAAAAAAGAAAGGATAATTAATCGATATAGGTACAACTTTGTCAGTAAACATTTTCTTAGCATCAGCACCTGTTTTAGATAATATACCAAACCTAGCATCACTTGATATTGTAGCTTGGTTAACTGTTTCAGCTGATGACATAAAAGAAAAACCAGATCGTCTGTTTTTAAGGTAACACATACCAT